GAACAAGATAATTGAATTAATAATCTCTGAATAAAAATTAATATTTACTATTGGGTTTTCTTTTTCGGTTTTATAAGTCCCTGTCCCCTCTTCAATTAATGAACATCTTATATTATTTTTTTTGAACAAATATACGAAGATTGCATAATGTTGCGCATAGCTCATAAAATAAGCATCTTTAGCTTTTGAATTTAAAACTAAATAATTATATACGTTATAAAACCATATAACCTTTTTAAGTGAAAAAACATTTGGGAAAGTTGGAATGAATAGTACCTTGTATGAAGAAAATAATTTATTATTTATTTGTTCAACAATAATTTTTGGCATCTCAGTATTTTTTTCAGTTGCCAAAACAATAAGATAGTTACTTCTCTTGCTAAATTTTTGTACAAATGACTCAGCTTTTTTTAATTGCCCCAGGTTACTAATTATAAAAATATTTTTACTTTTTATTTTTAACGGTGATAGTAGCTCTTCAGCCTTGTTTTTAGAATTAAAAAACCATGAGTCACGGAAAAACCCAATTGGATTTACAAATAATTTCCTCAACTTCTTTAAACTAGCATCAAATATCATCTTTCTTATACCTTAATAAAACTTTATGGATTTTTTTCAATGTTTTTATTTTTTTTGGTCCTAATGAGAAAAAGAAATTAAAAAAGATCAAATATTTGTAAGAAAGGTTGAAGGGCGAAATGAATAAAGTATATATTGTTACATCTGGAACGTATTCAGATTACGCAATTGAAGAAGTGTTTGACAATCGTGAAGATGCAGAAAGATATATTTGTTTACACGACAATGACGGTTGTTTGGATATGCGTGTAGAAGAATATGATATTTACAAAAATGCAGAATTAAAAAATGTAAAAGTTCATTACGGTATTTATTTTATTATGCGTGAAAATGGAATCAAATTTTTTGATATTGTATACGACAACAAACCTATTAAAACAAATATTAATAGATCTAAACATAACTATTTAAAAAGTTACGATGGTACATTGCCGTTATCCAATAGAAATATTTTTAAAGATAAAGATGTTGTAAAGAAAATCGTATATGATGCGGTCGCAAAATTTGAAGCTGAAGAAGCTGGAATCTGTTAGAAGAATTATGCTTGAGAGATTAAATAAGATTATAGAATCAAAACCATTTAAGAATGCAGCTAGAAAAACGGGCAATGTGGTCAAAATAACATTATCAGTATATTTTATTCCTATTATTATATCTGTTGCGCTGATTCCAGTGATACATAAATGGTTCTTTATCTTAGCGATTGTTATGTTATTTTCAACGTATTCATTTTCTAAATGGTTAATTAAGTTACTAGAAGAGGGGAGATTATAATGTTCTATTCAGTTAATGTTTATTTTGATGGAGAATAAAATATGGTAGTTAGTTTTAGCAGAAACATCTTTTTTTAAGTTGTATTGCAGAATTGAAAATAAAATCATAAACATAGACGGTAAAAGATGGAGAAATGGCAGACATAAATGTAGATGTCATGTATGCGGCAAAGTTTTGGATTCTAAGAAAGATAAGTATAGTCCAAAAGAATGCGGTTGGATGAGATTAAAAGACAGGAAAATTTACGATCCATGGATTTGTCATTCATGTTTGGAACATTATAAACATGGTAAATGGAATGTTTTAGATAATTATAGTAATGCAGGTGTGTATTGTTCTGAATGCGGAAAGAAAGTGTACAGGTCTGATTATGCGAATCAGAAAGTAAAATCAAACTTCTGTCCGAACTGTGGAGCGAAAATGGATGTGAATTGATTGGAGGAATAACGATGGAGAACAAGACATTGACGGATATCTATCTGATTTGTAAGGGTTGGTATAACAAGAGTCTACATAAAAACGAACTAGAAGCAATGAATTCATATTATCATAAACACTATGGATGCGATGATATTACAGTTGACGTACCGTTTGCACTTCATTTGTTTCTTTATCCTTTAACATTAGAAATTATAAAAAGAGATCCTGATAAAGCAAAATTTCTTTTTATGGACGTGACATTCGGAGAAAATAATCAATTATTTGTTAATGTCATGTATAGGCGAATTATACATATGATTATTCAATGTACCATTGGAACATTCAATCTGTCAGAATACGAAGAAATGTTTGACGCAGCAAAAGAGTGTAATTATGAAGATGAAACACTTGGGATTATATAATGAAAGCGATATTTCGTTAGGAGAATAAATATTGTGTATGGTCAGGGAAATCGTATGAAAGAATATTATAAAAATATACCAAAAGCAAAATTGATGAGAAAATTATGGATGGAAGTGTGAAAGAATATGAAGGAATCTAATTATATCAAATACAGTAAGCCATATCCTACCATTGGAGAATTAATCAAGGACAATGATTATGATTATGTGTCTTATAGAATCGATTATCCAGGCTGTGATGAAGAACATGGGACGTTTGCAGGTTGTTTCGCTGCTGTAGATGGAAGAATTGTTCCGCTGGATGGAGATAGCTATAGTCTCGAAGAAGAGGTTATAGAATCTTATGAGTGGAATGATCCAGAACAAGAAATTGAAAATGGATTTCTGGTAGTGGTTATTGGAGATGTAATGAGGATGAATTATAAGAGGTAGAAAAAGATGTTAAATAAAGAAAAATATAGAGAAAAAATTTTTGAGATTGCTGTTAATCATGATACATGTGGAGTCAAAAATGGAGAAGTGCGTTCATGTGGAGAATTAAGTTGTTATGATTGTGATTTTTATAGTTCAGATCATTGCGATATGGATTTTCAAAAATGGGCAAATTCTGGATATAAGGAACCAGAAATTGACTGGAGCATGGTACCTGTAGATACGCCCGTGTTGGTAAGAAATGACAAAAATGATCTATGGATTCGAAGATATTTTTGTAAATATTGTAATTTAGCTAATGATTATAAATTCGAAGTTTTTTCTGAAGGTAGAACATCTTGGTCTTCTAAAGGAGACAGTTATTGTTATCCATATTGTAAATTTGCGAGAGAAGAAGACATTGAAAAATACAGAAAGGTATAAATATGAATCAAAAAAATATGAATACGTTATAGTGTTTAATAATTGATAGGAGTGATAAACATGATTAATATCAAAGAAAAAGAATTAAAACCATGCCCGTTCTGCGGGTGGACTAAATTAAGAATTGGTCAAAAGACAAGATATTCGAAAGTTGCATATTTTGTGATTTGCAATAAGTGTCATGCTAGAGGCGGAACGTGTAGTGTAGATACTTATAAAAAAGAAGAGGAACACGATAAAACAAAATGCGAAGCAATTCGAAAATGGAATGGGAGAATATAATTATGAATCAATTGGAAGAGGCATTGAGAGAGCAAATTGATTATTGTGTAAAGATGGAACATTTCCATAGTGCAGTTTTCTGTTCTACACGGGAGAAAAAAATAATTGTAGAAAAATTATTAGATAAGATTTTAGAAAACATCCCAAAAGAATCACATTTACTTCTTTCTCGGCGTGATAACACATCTGTTTTATTCTTTTCAAATTCAAATGTCTTGAGAGTTTTCAATTTGTCAGATTTAAAAACTAATCGAGGTTATAAGTGCAATGGATGCATCATCGATAAAGAAATGCCACAGGAATTAAAAGAAGTTTTGGTGTATGCTCGAATAATTCCTAGGACATTTACTATGAACGGAGAATATGACTACGAAACATGGGACGCTGTTAAAGAGAGG